GAGCCTTGATTCACAGACGTTAATAGTCCGGGATTCTCTGCTACTCCTGTTATTGCCATTCATATCACCTCGTTAGCACCTTCAAAAGGGCTGCGGACGCAGTTCCTGATTCCAATGCGATTGCAAGCGTGTTTGCGTTTCCATCTGCTGTCGCAGGCATAGCACATAAAGCGCCATCCTGTGTAGAAGTTCCCAGATTTGTGCCCACACCAATATTAGCCCCACTAGCAAATACATTAAGCATAACACCGTGACCTGTAATTACATTGCAGGTGTTACCCGAGGTTGCCGCTGTAAAAGCGTAACCTAGTGCTAGGGAACCAGATGTCGCTACGTGGTCAACTTCGCTGTCGGTCGAGTTTATATTAACTGCATACCCGGCGGTTACTGTTGATCCGGCAGTGAAGGGCAAAATACGGGCGGGTGCACCGCCATCATTTACTAAAATTTCTGTTGCCATATTTAATCACCTTAATTCTTTTTCCAATCTTTATTTAAACGGAGATTACCGTTATTATCGAGAGCGAATAGTCGCTCTACTTCAGCCTCTGCGTCAACAGGGGCGTCGCTTACTTCGTGTGCCTTACCCTTACCGAACGAACGCTCGGTGTCCTCGGGTATTACTACACTTTCTATTGCCTCACTGAAACCAACGAGTTTGTTTTCTCCCCAACCAGTCAGCTCTGTTAATCGAGCATCACGGTTATCTTCCGCCAGTGTCTTTAGAAGCAGTTCCTTATCAATAATCGTATTCACGACATCTTTCTTCCGAGCTTCAGCTTCCGCTTCTGCCCTCTTTGCTTCGGCTTCCTCATAGGTAGTAATGGTAGCCTTAGCTTCGTCATACTGCTTCTGCAACTCCGAGTGGTTCGCCTGAAGGTCTTCAAGCTTTCCGCGTAGGGATGCAAACTCTCGTTCCGTTATTACTTCAGCTTCGGTTTTTGAGTCGTCTTCTGCCATAGTTTCAACCTCTTTGTGTTGTATTGTTTCGTTGCCTTCACACTCACACGAGTCGCCGTGCGAACAAGAACCGCAACACGGTTCCTTTTTCACCTCTTCCTCGTGTGTATTACATTTCATATCAATCGTACATTCCTCGCAGACCGCTTCAGCCTTTTTGTTGTCAATAAATGACACCTCAACCGGGCGGATGTTAGTAGCATAGGTATTACCCATCACATCAATATCTTTGGAAAACCAATCGATACTGACGTTCGTGACATCCCCATCCTTCATTTTCTGCATTGTTTCATAGGCTTTTTCGTTCTTGGCAAGTTGAGCCAGCATTTTGATAGCCAACTTCCCATTTTCCATTTCTTTTAGTTCGGGATTTATAGCCTTCCCAATCAAATCATCAGGTGTTCGCTGATGATTCACATATATTGGAAGCTCGTTGAAAGCTTCTATACTATCTTTAAGTATGTTTGGTTCTATATAAACTTTTTGCTCTTCGTCATTTTCGCTATATTTATGAGGCCCAGATGTAATAGCAACGACAGGGAACTCCCACACATCTAAAGTATCGTCGAAATTTTCTGGAAATGTTTCGGTTATATCATCTAGCTGTAATTCTAGCGCAAAGCTTCGACGTACATCCTCTTCAGTATATTGACTAAACTGACGAGGTGTATCATCGTCATCTGCAAAACGCATTATACATATGTTTTGACTCATTTGTTCGGAGTTTTCGAAACCCCGTTTCTTCAAGCGTGGCCTTACATCAGCTAAACATTTTTCGTAGTTACTCATTTTTTGCGTCTCCCTGTAGCATTCGCACTAGGTTGGTTTCCCCTATTTTCTGTGCGTTCGGTCTCTTCTTTCTTATCTTCGTCCTTTCCACCAGATATATTCACTTGTTTTTCCATCGCTTGTATTTCTACAACTCCTTGAGGGTCGAGACCGCGCTCTTCCCTAACTTCTTCAGGTGCAAGCACACCCTCAGCCAAGTAAATCATATCAGTCTTTGCTTTGGTGAAAGCGTCTTCCACATTCATTTGGCGGAAGACAAACTTGATATCATCACCCAACTGAGGCATCAGCTGGGCATTAAAAGAAGCTTCAACTGCTTTTTGCAGATATTTAACATACGGTTCAAAGATGGGTCTAGCTTCAGAGGGATTAGACCACATCGTTATAGGAACCTTCAGGGCCATATGGATTTTCATAGCTATATCATCCATATATTTACTATACTCAAAAGCACGGCGAGTTCCTTGCATCTCCGTAATCTGAATATCATTTCCGTGAATTATATCTTCACCTGGTTCTAATGCATTAAATGCGTTAACTATTTCGTTTATCTTATCAGGACCATAGGGCATATCAGGTAGACCGCAGCTCACATCATATCTACTGTTAGCATATTTATTAAGTGCAGCTCCTACATCACGCTCTGCGTAATCTTTGAGGTCTACTAAATATTGAACGGTGTGAATATCTGATAAACCATAAGCATAATCATCAAATGGATTATTTTTCAATTCAATAATCTCTTCATCCTCAAATCTTATATTTTCCGATTCTTGCCCTATATCTTGGTAGTAATACATTATCTGGCCGTTCTCGTCTCGCTGTACATACATATTCTGGGATGATCGTATAACCAGATTATCATCTGTCCATTCTAAATAACCAGTACCAAAAATTCTAGCATTGCGCAACCAGCTATAAATTGTAAGCTCTACATTAATTTCATCGAAAAGTTTAGTGACGCGTTCTCGTTCCTCTTCATTGTCTGTAACTATATCATATCCGTCCTTTACAGCATACAAACAGGGTAAATCAATAAGTGTTCTGATTAGAGGGTCGGATAAATAAATATCCATATAACGGCGGTTATCTCCAATCTGGGGTTCGAATTTACTTGCCCCGTAGTTCTTTGTCAGTTTAATTCTTCGAATTATACCTTCTCCGAAACTGCGCGGCTCATCCTTTGTGAAAGGAGGATTCCTGCCAGTTGTGGCAAACTCTCGCCTTTTGAAAGGCCAATAATCAGTCAAAGCCATGGCTATCAGTAATACTATGGGGCCAGTAGTATATAAAGCTTTCGCTAAATACCGCCCGGAGACTGCTTATTAATGGTAAAAGTACGTGAAGTTTTACCAAAAACGGGAGTTGCGCCACTATATTTTTGTGGCATCGGTGTCTTATTACTTACATTGACTGAAGCAAATGAAGATTCGGGTGGTAACATACCTAAACAGGCGTGTATACCTATCACAGAGCTATCACAATAGTCATCATGCTTACCATCAGGCGCAGCAATCTTTTCAGTCTTATTAGCTGCATCCATAACATATTCTAATGTTACATGCTCTTTATACCATTTATTCACCAACCTACTCTGGTCTGGAGGTAGGTTTTTAGGGTCAGGGACCTTAACAAGGCCCTGTTGCACGTATGACACATAATCTCTGTAGACCTGTGTTTTAGTACCTTTCGGTCCACCTGTAAAGATGAACGGTATAAAATGTATTTCTTCTTTGATACAATCAATTCTTATATCTTGTTCAATCGCTCCACCAATACCCGTAGCGTCGATAACGACCCTACCAGCGCCATAATTAACAGCAACATCCATAATACGCTTTCGCTGATATGGTATATCATGTCCTCCTGTCTTAGGACTAATTTCTTCAAGGTAGATAAGATTGGCAATATTCTCGTTGTCATCTTTTTCAAGAGCCCAGACACTGATAACAGTAGAATTAACAGATTTCCCAATGTCAACACCCACAACACAATTTGGATATTTTTCTCCGTATTCGACAAAGGTATTTCCTGTGAAGCATCCACGTAATAGTTCGGGATTGAAGATGTTCGAGACCGACTCGACGAACTCGCACTCATATTCTGTCCTCCAATATATTGAATCTTCCCCCCATTCCATCATCTTCGTTAACATATCTTCTTCACTGTATGGTGGAGAATAAGCTCTCCCCATTTTCACTGCGTCTCTCCATGTAAAATGTAATCTATCAAAACTATCTGCATAATCCTCATCATATAAATATCTATACATATGGTTCT